AACGCTTCCTGTATTTCCAAAGGAAAGTCCCCCATGTCTGGAGGCATCTCGTCTGGGTTCGGCTCTTTCCCTAGCTGTTCGCACATCCTAAGATATGCTTCAAGACTCATTGAGTCTTCAAAAAATCTATCAATGAGAGCAAGTGCCCAGGTTACTTGCTCTGCGTAAAATTTTCGAGGTCACCAACCATTTCTGTGACCCAGCTATCAAAGTCTGTGGAGTTTTTCATAAGAACTTCTACGTTCTCCTGGGTAAACTCAAGCTCTTGTTCTTCCTGCTCTGGACTTAAATCTCCTAAAAGTAAAAGATGTTTTGCGTATCCAAGTTTGAAACCTTTCCAGCCTTTGATTACAGCTTTTGTATATTCAGTGACGAACTTATCGTCATCCATTGTTTCCTCATAACTTCTAGTCTTTCTGTTAAAAGTCTGAGTAACACATTTGTTTCTAAGTTTTACAAGCTCTTCTCTTGCCAGGTAGCACAACTCTACAGTCATACCTTCACTTCCTGGGAATTCGAATTCAACAGTCTTGCTAGGTGTCATCAACGTTTTAAGCGAAACTGGTTGAATTGGGGTTTTCTTTTGTTCTGTCATAAATCTGTACCGTTAAAGAGGGGGCGGTTGCCCACCCCCTGTTAGTTAAATTAAGAAGTATAAGTAATACTAATCTCGTCAGCACCCGTAGCGCCACTGTTTGAAAGATCACTAGGCAAGCCGTGGAAAGCCACGTCAAGACTAATTACATCTTCCACACTATGTGTTGGCAATTCTAAGTGTGCTCTTGGAACAGATACATCAACTCTAGGTGTTTGCCCTGATCCGCCGATAGCGAAGTCAAGGTCAAATATAGGTGAGATCTGTCCTGTAGCGTTAATCATATTGTCGAATAGTTCTGCTGAACCATCATCTACCGTGTTCAAGTAGCAAGTAAAATTACCGCTAATGCTTCTTGTACCCATTACGTGTCCAAGAGGCTGGTTTACTTCTCCAAGTGTTTCTGGAGTTAAGTATGTTAAGTTATTTTCAATTGTGATGTTTCCACCTGTTAGTACAAGACTGTACGTACTTGGGTGTGAACCATCTGTACCTAAAGACTCATCACCATCAAAAGCAATAGTCATGCTAGTCAATTTCTGTCTAACATAATTACTTGTGCTATCAATGCCTTCATTAATTAAGCCTTTGGTAGTTTCTCCACCTGCCGCAGTAGCCAAGCTAGCAACTTCACTAAGAAGTTTACCTTGTCCTGACCAAGCAACTTGTGCCAATCCTTCGATATCGAAGTCAATAGACGCAGAGCCTACTGAACAATCTGAAATCTTATAGATAGTCACATCGCCACCTGCTGCTGTGCTATAAGTTCCATCAGTGTCATTTGCTGCTCCCATTACAAAGAACAAGTCAAATACACCTAATGTTGCTTTATTTGATTTAGCCCAGTTAAACACATTAGGCTCAAAGTCAGCTGCTGTTGGAGCCCCTGTTCCACCTACAGCTAAGTTGTAAGTAGTTGCGGACATAGCTGCCCATAAAGGCCCTTCTACAGCAAATTTCTTTGCGTTACCTGCGTGTGCATTAGATGCCCATGTAGCATCTGAGCTAGAAGTAGTAGGTCTCATGTATGTAGTGAAACTCCACTCCGCTGGAGCGTAAGAATCATTAAACATGGCTCTACCTCTTTTTGTATCTAGGTCACTTCCAGAAGACGCCTCACTCAGAGTAATCTCTGAAGTATTTGTCGCCTGACTAAAAGAGAATCCATCTAATACAGGTATTTCATAAAGCGCGTCGTCCGTGCCATCAGCACTCGCGTGAAACTTCATAAATACTTTGGTATCTCTACTAAAATGAAATGCCATTTTATTCTCCTATCTCTTTGAAAGAGCTTTGCCAAGTATTTACTCGGCGTAACTTTTTCTAGTATCGAATCTCTACGACGACTTCTCCGACGCCGAGAGGTTCAAGTACCCCTTCGTCTGTATCGACAGACAGAATTGTTGTCTGTACCGTCTTTTGAGACGTTCCTGTCGAATCGTAATATGTTAAAGGATCATTATCCTCCATAACCGTTTCAACATCTTCTAGTAACTCTTCAAGTGCTAATATCACATCATCTTGATCGTG